CTGTATCTGTATGATATTTTGTTCTTTCCCACTTCTCTGTTAACCACGAAACTTCTTTGGGATCATTTTCTATATCTTCTAAAGCTTCTCCCAATGTAATTATTTCTCCACTCTCTGCCGGAAACAAACTATGTATGTTCATAAATGTTAATCCCACTTGAGCAGTTATATCTTTTCGTACTGCTATAAAAATAGTCCTCTCCCTCGACTGAGGAACTCCATAATATTTTGCATTTAAAACCTTTGAACTCACATCATAACCGATCTTCTCAAACTCATTTATAATTTTATGGTAATATTCTTTGGCCTCTCCCATAGTCAATCCTTTAACATTCTCCCCGACTATAACTTTGGGTTGTATTTGTCCAGCCACTCGTAAGAATTCAAAAAACAAATCTTCAATATTTTCTACTATCTGATCATCAGAATATTTTTTAGTCTTACCATAACCCTTACTATGTTTTCCACCTTCGTGGGTATAGGCTCTTCCCGCCACACTAAATGCTGAACATGGAGGAGAACCATCTAATAAATCTAACTCTCCTACCTTTAACCCTACGGGTTTCATTAAATCTTCTCCAGTTAATTTCTTAATGTCATCTGGAATAATAAGAGTGTTGGGATAATTTTCTCGATAAGTAGTTCGAGCTTCCTCTACAAACTCATTGATTGCCAAGATATATCCTCCTGCCAAACGATAACCCGTAGACGAACCTCCACCTCCAGCGAACGTAGAGATCACGTTAAATAAATGTTTACTCTCTGCAATTCCTACGTCTTGCATTTTGTATGGTATATATTTCATCCGAATAAATGCTCCAATGTTGTCTGAGTACCGTAGCTCCTATCTACGTTCCAATGTATCTCATCTAATATAAAAGTCAACGGGTCCACAAAAGACTTTTCAAACATCACATCATAATTAATAACTTCTTGCATATCAAACTCACGAGGTAACCGAGTCATAAAAGAGATAACATTAGACTGTAATCTATTGGGTGTTTTTAATTCTAAAAACTTTATCTTATCCCCTTCCTGTATCTTAGGATACTTATTATCTATCTTATTTTTATTTAGGAGATGATTATAAATGAGAGCTCCCTTGATATGCATAGGAGTTCCTTTTATAAAAATAGATGAACTATCTTTATACTTTTTTAAATTATTACATGATCGAGGATAGGCTATATCTTCTCCTTTTAAATTCATAAATTCTTTCCGAAAATCTTGAATGAACGTATTTAATACTTTCTCATCTTCATTAATAATTATCTTCAATGCTTCTTTAATTTTCTCTCGGCATGGTGCTGGAGTGGAAGACTTCACTGCCTCAATGCCCATAATTTTTAATTGAGGTTCTGCATACCTTACACCTTCACTGTCATGGACATTTAAGATATATCTTTTTTTGGCTGTCCAAATTGCTTTATCAGCAATGACTTCTCTAGCCATATCCATTTTTTGTTCATAGGCATTTACATACTTAGCAAGCCTCTTATAACTCTCATCAATAAAAGGTTCCAACTTTTCTTTGGCCACAGTTGCCAAGAAGGAGACAACTCTATCATTTGATATATCACTTTTTTCGCCAAAAGATTTAGATACCAATTTGTCAAAACTGACATATATAGAGTCCGTATCTGATGCAATGACATAATCTCTGTCATCTGTTTGTAAAATCCTATTGAGATACCTATTAACATCATTTTCAATCCACCTTATTGCTAGTTGTCCTGACGTAGTGATAGCTGTTGCTATCTTTCTATCATAATATCTAAAGTACTGGTTCCCTAGGGCACCGTATGCGCTATTAAGAGCAATCTTTCTCGCCATCTGAATGTTATTATACTTTGATATCTCGTTTAAATACTTTTTCTCTTTTGTATTTTCATATTGTTGTTTAGCTTCGAGTGTCCATTGCTTAAACTTCACTCGATCTTCATACATCTTTTCCATCATCTGAGGAAGGAACCCATAAAAGTCTTTTCTAAATCGTGCCCCATTTGGTGTTACCGAACAACCATCGTCTGGAATCTCTACACTCTCATCCAACAACTTATCTACACTCACCTCTCCGTTTCCTTCGTGTACTAGAGTTTCTGGTGAGATATTATACTGCATGATCAAGTGAGGATACAAGCTGTTCAAATCAAAAGACATCACCCACTTGTGCATCCCTGTTTGGGGTTCTTTTACATATGCTCCTTCATACCGATCACTCTTTTCACTAATTCTTCTCTTGGGTACAACTATATTTTTACTCTTTAGATAATTATAAATCAACACATCCCACATCTTAACTTGAGAATACACATCTTCGTAGTTGACCTTCGCTTCATATGCCACAGTCAAAGCCAACTCAATAAGTTTCATCTTATCTTCTAATGCATCAACGAGTTCTACATCCTTAATATTATAATCTACAAATGATTGGTAGTCGTTGGTATACCATTCTCGATAAGTTTCATATGGATTCTCCATTTTTCTCTCACCGAGTTCCACATATGCTATGTGATCTAAACGAAATGACTCTTGATTAATATAGGTAAACTTCCTATACAAATCCATATAATCTAAACACGACACTCCAAATATATCATACTTCTGTTGTTGCCTACCATACTGATAAACACTTTCTTCATTAACGTAACCCCACGGAGATAACTTATTAACTTCCTTCTCCCCAAAGAGCTTGTTTATCCTATTACACAAATAAGGTATATCAAAAAACTGAATGTTCCATCCAGTCACAATGTCTGGTTGAATACTAGACCAAAATTCTAAAAACTTTTTCAACAGATCATTTTCATCTTCACACAATACATACTTAACATCTTTTCGATCTGTCGTATAATCATTAATCCCCCACACCATTATAGCTTTGTTGGATTGATTCTTAACAGTAATAGATAATAAAGATTCATCTGCTTTCTGTGCATCAGGAAAACCACTCTCACTGGCTACCTCTATATCGAGAGTCAAAATAAGAATCTTATCTATCTCCCAATTTACAAACTCAGGATACTGTTCTGCTATAAAAACAAATGGATATCGTTCAAATCCACAAATCAAATCTGGTTGATCTTTATATCGTTCAAGAAAATTTCTACCTTCAGTAATAGATTCTAAAATAACAGGTCCAACAGTTTGTCCTTGCAAAGTTTTTAAAGAAGATTTTTTATTCGTAGGACCATAAAACGTAGGACGCCATCGAATCTTTTGACTGACTCGTTTACCGTCTTTAATTTCTCGAACTAAAAGATAGTTACCCCGTTGGATAACTGAAGTATAAAAATTATCTGTCATAGAATAATTATATCACAAATTATTCTTGAAGTAAAGTCTTAGTACTTACTTTAGGTATCACTATACCAGACCCGAATGCTTGATTATAATTATTCACTATATCCTGTGCTGCTTCTGTTATTATTAAAACCCAATCTCTAGGTATTTCAAAATCTTTTGCCTCACTAAAAGGCATCCAAGGAGTTAGTCCAATTTGTATCGAACCCCCTCGTCCATCTCCTACCGGCATCAACATCGCCGGACTTTTTACAATAAGATATTCTGAATTTTCTCCTACTACATCTCCAATAATATCTTCACCACTCTTGAGTCTCAATAACTTAATTGTTCCAACTGCCATAATATATTACTCCACTCTTTTCTTACCAATATTATATTTGGTCTCCAAAATCCACTCATCCTTTTCTTTAAAGGACAAAACTTTTATCTGTGACAACGGTGCTCTCGGTTCGTTGTTACCAATAATCTCTACTAATTCCCAATCTGCTAACAATCCTGCAATAGTATTCCTTCTCTCTAAATCATTAATTGATATGTTCGTTGGCTTACCATCAAGAGCAAACAACTCTTTAAAATGTACGATAAAATATCGACCTTGTTTGTGTAGGATGTGACATGATTGGTATAACTTTCTCTCTTTACGAGAGGCAACCCCTATGCGGGATAGTGTTTCACGAACTTTTAAAAAATCATCAGCCTCATTCAACGTCACCTCGAGCATCAAGTCTGGAGTCCACTCCAACTCTTCCATGTTTACCACCTCGATTTATTATTCTTTTAAT